AGCCACAGAAGCCGCTACAAGCGCAACCAGTGCGTCTACGAGTGCTTCTACGGCTACGACTAAGGCATCAGAGGCATCTACTAGCGCATCTAACGCTTCCACCTCTGAGAGCAATGCGGCTACGTCAGCATCTAATGCGGCAACATCAGCTACTAACTCAGCTAGTTCCGCTACAGCATCAGCAGGTTCAGCAAGTGGTGCTAGTACTTCCGCTACTAACGCAAGCAACAGTGCGTCAGCGGCTAGTACATCAGAGACTAATGCCGCTAGTTCAGCCACAGCAGCATCTACGTCAGCGACTAACTCTGCTAACAGTGCTACTGCATCAGCGACTAGCGCGGCAACAGCGACAACTAAGGCAAGTGAAGCAAGCGCCAGTGCCACAGCAGCCGCCTCTAGCGCATCTACAGCGTCTACACAGGCAAGCAATGCAGCCACTAGTGCTACAGCGGCATCCACTGCTCAGACCAATGCAGAGACAGCGGAGACTAATGCTGAGACTGCTGAGACTAATGCGGCAGCTAGTGCAACAGCAGCGGCTAGCAGTGCAACAGCGGCAGCAACCAGTGCATCCAATGCCGCTAGTACATTAGCATCAGCGGCACTGAAGGCTAACAACCTGTCTGACTTAGCTAGTGCAAGTACAGCTAGGACTAACTTAGGCTTAGGCACTGCGGCAACTACAGCGTCTACTGACTACCTAGCCTCTACAGGCGGTACAGTGACAGGGACTGTGGAGCTTGTTAGTACAGACACTAGCTCCTCTGCTGATCCTATTCTATGCTTGTATCGCAACAGTGCATCTCCTGACGATGGTGACTACTTAGGTCAGATTAAGTTTCAAGGAGAGAGCGACACAGGTGTAACAAGGCTATTTGCTAAGATCACTGCCAAAACTTCAGATGTCACTAACGGTACAGAAGATGGCTTGATAGAGACAGCAGTGAAGCAGAATGGTTCTAATGTTATTGTTTCTCGTCAGACAGGATCAGCTTTAAAACTTATTAACGGCTGTGCTATAGAAGTAGACGGGACAGTGACAGCAACAGGCGGTACATCTACTAATTGGAATACAGCTTATGGTTGGGGCAATCACGCTTCAGCAGGTTATTTAACATCTTCATCAACTTTAAATGCAGACAACGTGACTACTGGTACGCTTGATGGCGGCACATACTAAAGGTATATAAACATGGCAACAAAAATTGTAACAAAGAATAGTTCAACTGCTTCTGCCGTCCCTACAGCAAGTGATCTTGTACAGGGTGAACTGGCGGTCAATGTAGCTGACAAACGATTATTTACTGAGGACAACGGTGGCAGTATTGTTGAGCTTGGTACTAACCCTAGCACCATAGACATCAACGCAGGTTCTATCGACGGCACAGCCATTGGCGCATCCTCTGCATCCACAGGCGCGTTTACTACGCTGACTGCTACTGGCATAGACGTTACTGGCACAGCCACGATGGATGGGTTAAGTAGTAGCGATGATATTACAATTACTAAAAATTCTAGTTCTGCACCCGCAACATTAACATTAGATTGTGCCGACCCAACAATCGTTGCAGACCAAGTTTTTGGTGTTATTAATTTTGAACATAGTGACAGTAATGATGCTGGTGTATCAGCAAAGATACAGTCTGTTTCTGACTTTAATAACGGTGTTGCAAGACTTGAGTTCTTTACTGGTTCGCCAACTTCTTTAACTAAAGCGATGCAGATAAAAAACAACGGAGACATCAGCTTCTACGAGGACACAGGCACAACGGCTAAGTTGTTCTGGGATGCTTCTGCGGAGTCTTTGGGCATAGGGACTAGTTCGCCTAGTGCTTCTTTACACACTACAGGCGATGCCATAATTGGTACAACCACTCATGGCGCTTCTTATGAAGGTGTGTTGCAAATTGCTGATGGGGCTGTGAATGGTAGAACTGCGGTTCTTATTTACAACAACCACCCTGACCAGTTTATGAAGTTAGGTCAGGATGCGAACACAACATTTATTGGAAGAGATAATGCAGACGAGTTTGCTATTGGCTTATTTGATAACGCTTCAGATACAACACTAGACAAGCAGTTTGTCATCGACTCCTCTGGCAACGTGGGCATAGGGACTAGTTCGCCCAGTACGTTTCAGTCTTATGCCAATAGTCTTGTTGTTGGCACTGGTGTTGGCGGCGAAGGGATTACTGTTTATTCAGGCACTTTAGATTATGGTGCTTTGGTATTTGCTGACGGAACAAGTGGGAACAGTCAACTTAGGGCTGGTCAAGTGGTTTATGACCACGGAACTAACTCAATGTTTTTCAATACCAACGCATCAGAAGCCATGCGTATCGATTCCTCAGGTAACCTGTTGGTGGGTACTACTTCAGTTATTTCCGCAGGTGTACTTAATACCAGCTTCCTTGGAGGCACTAAAAACGGCATTGACTTACAAAATACGAATTCTGGTAATTCTGGTGCTTTCATTGGCTTTTTTAACAGCACTGGTTCACTTGCTGGCGCAATAACTCAAACAGGCGCAACTACTACAAACTACGGAACATCGTCAGACCAACGCCTTAAGGAAAACATCCAAGACGCTGATGACGCAGGTAGCAAGATAGACGCTATCCAAGTGCGACAGTACGACTGGAAGGCTGACGGCTCTCACCAAGACTACGGCATGATTGCACAGGAACTCGTTGAGGTAGCACCAGAGGCTGTAACTGTTCCTGCTGACTCAGAAGAAATGATGGGCGTGGACTACTCAAAACTAGTACCTATGTTAATTAAAGAAATACAATCATTACGCAACCGTGTTGCACAACTAGAGGAATAAAACAATGGCAGTAACTTGGACAATCTCAACCTTAGAACGCAACACTGATGACGGTGTTGTTGTAGCACACTGGCGAGCTAGCGATAGCGAAACAGTAGGCGAAGTAGAACACTCAGGTAGCTCATACGGCACTTGCGGCTTCACCCCTGACGCAGATGCTGATGGCTATGTAGCCTATGACAGCCTAACAGAAGAAACTGTAATAGGATGGGTAAAGGCTGACGTAGACGCTGACGCTGTAGAGGCAAGCATTGCGGCACAGATTGCAGACAGCAAAGCACCTGCGATTAGCACTGGAGTGCCTTGGTAATGATTGATCCAGTCACGGCCATCAGCATAGCCACTAACGCCTTTGGCACGATCAAGCGTATGGTAGCAGCAGGTCGTGACGTAGAGGATACATTATCACAGATAGGGCGGTGGTACGGAGCAGTAAGTGATTTAAATGAATGTCAACGAAGGGCAGAAAACCCACCACTATTTAAAAAGATTGTTGCGTCACAGTCTGTTGAGCAAGAGGCAATGCAGGTATATGCTCATCAGAAAAAGATACAGCAACAAGAGAAGGAACTCAGAGAACTCCTGATGTATTCCTACGGGCCAAACGGCTACAAAGAGTTGGTAGAGTTACGTAGGAAGATCAAGGAGCAACGAGAGAAGACTATATACGCACAAGAGCGTAGACGTAAAGCAGTATACTGGAACACAATACAAATCACAGGTATCCTAGTATTAGCCTCTGGTGTTTACTTAACAATCTCTTGGATCATAGGACAAGGAAATGGATGAACAAACGAAAGACATGTTGGACGTTACTGCAATATCTACGGCTATACTATCGCTAGCATCTTGGCTACCACCTGTAGCATCACTGCTGACAATCATCTGGCTAGGTATTCGCATCTATGAGTCTGACACTGTGCAGAAACTTGTGCATGGTGAGACGAAGAAAGAACTTGACAAACAAGACTAAATAGTGTATAATATATGAGTATTTTAAATAGTTTAATAGGGCCAGTGACAGGTCTTTTAGATAAATTCATAGAAGATAAAGATAAGAAAAACCAAATAGCCTATGAACTATCTACTATGGCTGAGAAACATGCTCAGGAATTACTTAAGGGTCAGCTAGAGGTCAACAAGACTGAAGCGGCACACAAGAGTTTATTTGTCGCGGGATGGCGTCCTGCCATTGGTTGGATATGTGGACTAGCCTTATTCTATTCTACCATCCTAGCTCCAATACTAGGCATCTGGTTTACTGTCCCACCTGTTGATAGCTCACTACTCACAAGTGTACTGATGGGCATGTTAGGCTTAGGTGCTATGCGTACAGTAGAAAAGACTAAGAACGTACAGAGAGAACGATAATGGCTAGAGGTGGTAGAGGCAAAAGAAAAGAAGCTAGAGAAGCTGCTGAAAAAGCACTAGAAAGCGGTTCTGTTGTTCTTCCTGAAAGTTCTCTTGAGGCGTGGTCAGTACCTCCGTCTGTTGCTAATCCTGTAAACTGGAGAGAAGTAAAATACAATCCAGACAAAAGTGATTACTATTCTGACTATGGGACAGTTCTTAGAGATCCTAGCGAATCTGCTGTCACTCCTGAAGAAGCTGCTTTACAACGTATGGCAGATGCAGAGCAAAGAGCCGCTAATCAAGAAGCCTTTGCTAACGCTACTGAAGAAGAAAGAGCATTAAGAGTTCAGAACAATGAGCTAGAAAAGTATGGCGTTAGTTCTGCTGACTTTGGTAATAAAGTCTTAACAGATCAAGAAATGTTTTCATTAACTTCTAGGCTTGATAGAGAGGTTACAAATACTCAAACAAACAATCTTGTTGAGTTATCTAAAGACAACCCAGAAAAGTTTACAGAAGAATACGGAAAACTTCAAAAATCTAGTCAGTTAAAGTTTCTAAATAAACTATATAATCAAAACACATTAAGCAAAGATGACTACCTAAACTCTGCTGCTCAGACATTAATGGCGGCAGACGGGTTTGATAGAAACGTCTATACTATACAAAACGGTCAGTTATACACAGCTCCTTCTCACATGGCTGACAGTGCTTCTGCTTACAAAAAAGTAATATTGTTCAATGACCAAGTAACAGGACAGAACGAATACAATACGTTTGATTATTTAATAGGGCAAGATCAATCAGCAGGGCGTGACCTTACAGGTAGTAAACTAAGTGGGTTTTTAAACAGTCTTCCTATTAAAGCTGCTGCTTCTTCTTTAGGGTTTGCGGGGGTCGCGGGTTTAACAGCTTTACGAGCTGCTACAGGTGAAACACTACATGCAGAAGATTGGACTGCTTTAGCTATATCTGGTTTATCAGAAGTTGCTGAAGTAGCCGGTGAAACAGCAGCAGAAGCTGCCGCAAAAGCAGATGTAGCCGGAGATTTAGCTGTACAAGAGGCTATTGATGCTCAAAATGCAATAACTACAGGGGCAGTAGACACTATAGCGCCCTTTGGTGAGTTGGGTAATGTTGCTCCTGATTTAGACGCTGTTTATCAAGCAGCCTATGACGCTTCAATAGAAGCCAGTGGTGTAACTACTTCTTTTATGGGAGTAGACTTAACAGAGTTTGCTTCAAACGCAGACACAACTACTTCTGTTGGACAAGACATTGCAGACGCTATTAGTTCTTTAGAAGCCGCTGCTCAAGGTGAAGGGGACGGTATTGTTTTAAATCTGCTAGAAGATACAGTAGACAGTCCTGAAGATGCTTTTGCAAATACAGAAGTAGGTCAAGACACTTTAAACGATGTTGTAGATATCCTTATAACAGCAGGTGAAGGCCAAGAAGAAGTCCCAATAACAGGTGTCACACCAGAGATGCCTGAGACTATTGTAGATTTAGAGCCTGAGTTTGATGTAGAGCCTATTGAGTTTGAGATGCCTACTGACACTACTGGTGGAGGCGGTGAACCTGCTCCTGAGCCTACAGCACCAACAGAGCCTACAGCACCAACAGAGCAAGAAGAAGGGTCTGGTACAGGAGGTTACGGAGGTATTCCCCAAGACGTAGAAGACTATGACAGATACGATGACAAAGACGAGTTTAACGTATTATTTCCTGACGGATGGATTGGTGGCTCTTTTGAAGATATAGATGCTAATAACGATGGGGTGTTAAGTAATCAAGAAATGTATGACTGGGAGCATAGCCCTCCTAAGACAGAAGAAGAAGAAGCTCCTTTTGACTTTATAGATATTATTCCTGACACCTTTGGCGACACTACAGAGACAGAAGAGGCTGTTATAGAAGTAGGTGAGTTTCCTTCAGACACAGGTGCAGTAGGCACTGGTGACGGTACTGGCACAGGAGATGGCACTGGTGACGGTACAGGTACTGGCGAAGGTGACGGTACAGGTGAAGGCACAGGCACTGGAGCAGGTACAGGCTTAGGCTTAGGTAACGCTACACGTACTACAGACTCTCTGTTTGGAGACATGCTACAGCTAGAGACTCAGATAGGTGCTACACAGGAACGCCTAAGACCTTTTAGTCTTGCCCCTACTCCATCAATTATGCCTTACACTGAACCAAGGGCACAGCCAATACAACAGTTTTTACAACAGCAACAAGACATGCAGTTACAGTATCAACCACAACGTATGCTAACTGACAGTCGATTTCCAAAAGGGTACAATTTCTAATGACTTACTTACAACTGGTAAACAGCGTACTACGCAGACTGAGGGAGGATGAAGTAACCACTGTTGCTCAAACATCCTACTCTAAACTTATTGGTGAGTTTGTCAATGACGCTAAACGCACCGTAGAAGACTCTTATGATTGGACTGCACTACGCACTACTCTCACTGTGTCAACTACAGCAGATACATTTAACTATGTACTCACTGGCTCACAGAACAGAATGAAGTTGTTAGATGTTGTTAATGACACATCAGATTGGTTCATGCAGTACCGTGGCTCACGTTGGATGGACAATGCTTTCTTGATTGAGACTCCACCTATAGGCGCACCACAGTTCTACAGTTTTAACGGTGTTGATGCCGCAGGTGACAATGCTGTTGATGTATACCCAAAGCCTGACGGTGTGTATCAGCTACGCTTTAACGTGGTGTTACGTACAGCAGACTTTACAGAAGACACAGACAAGCTAGGCGCACCTTCATCACCTGTCATACAACTAGCCACTGCATTAGGTGCTAGAGAGCGTGGTGAAACTGGAGGCACTAGCGCGGCAGAGTTGTTTGCACTTGCAGATAACACATTGGCTGACGCTATTGCTATTGATGCGTCACAACATCCTGAAGAAACTATCTGGTATTCTTAATGGCTCAACAATTACAGAACATTACCGTTGCCGCCCCCGGCTTTGCAGGTCTTAACACACAGGACTCACCTATTAGTGTTGATCCATCGTTTGCCGCTGTTGCAGACAATTGTGTTATTGACAAGCTAGGCCGTATTGGTGCGCGTAAGGGTTGGGAAGCAGTATCTAGCAATGGCTCTTCTGTACTAGGAAGCAGTCGTGGCATAGAGACTATATACGAATACATTGATAACTCTGGTGACAAGGTTGTGTTGTCAGCGGGTAACAATAAAGTATTCAAAGGCACTTCAACCTTAACAGATATTACTCCTAGCAGTTACACTCCTTCAGCTAACAACTGGAAGATAGTAACATTAAACAACCATGTCTACTTGTTCCAGAGAGGACATGAGCCGCTGATAGGTACAGATGAGTCAGGTTCTTTTGTTCTGGAAACTATGTCAGGCCACAGTCACAGCACAGGTACTGCTCCACAGGGCAACGAAGTCCTAGCAGCCTACGGTAAGCTGTTTGTAGCAGACGTTACAGGTAACAAGCATACCGTCTACTGGTCTGACACGCTTAACGGTCACGCATGGACAGGAGGCACGTCAGGCTCGTTAGACGTAACTCTGGTATGGCCTACAGGCTTTGACGAGATAACGGCTCTAGCGGCTCACAATGGCTTCCTAATCATCTTTGGTAAGAAGTCTATACTTGTGTACTCAGGTGCGTCCTCTCCTGCCTCTATGACGCTTACAGACACCATAGAAGGCGTTGGCTGTATAGCCCGTGACTCAGTACAGCACACAGGCACTGATATACTGTTCTTGTCTGAGACAGGTGTACGTAGCTTTGGTAGGACTATACAAGAAAAGTCTATGCCTATGCGTGACATCAGCAAGAATGTACGCACTGACTTGTTAAACCTGATACCGCTACAGACTAACCCTATCAAGTCTCTGTACAGTTCTGAAGAGGCTTTCTATCTACTGACGTTACCAGACAGCAACACTGTGTACTGCTTTGATATGCGACAGTCTCTGCCTGATGGGTCACAACGGGCTACAACGTGGTCAGGAATGTATCCTCTGTCGTTTGCTGTATTGGAAGATGGTGAGATATACATTGGTATCTCTAGCGGCATAGTTGAGTACAAGGGCTACATGGACGGTGCTGTTAAGTACGAGATGAGATACTTCAGTAACCCTATGGACTTTGGCAACACTTCTAACCTGAAGTTCTTGAAGAAGTTTAACATGACCATCATTGGTGGACAGAACACACCTACTACATTGAACTGGGGCTATGACTATACAGCGAATTATACTAAACAAGCGTTTACATTCGGCTCTAGCAACATTGGCGAGTACGGTGTTTCTGAGTATAACACTACAGCAGAGTATACCTCCTCTATTCTAATCAACACACCAAAGGTTAACACTAGCGGTAGTGGTGAGGTAGTAACCATTGGCATTGAGGCAGAGGTTAATGGTGCTGCTTTTTCTATTCAAAAAATTGACATACACGCTCTACTAGGGAGACTTATCTAATGTCTAATTACACTAAGACAACTAACTTTGCTACAAAGGATTCTCTCCCTTCAGGCAATGCTGCTAAGATTGTGAGAGGTACAGAGATCGACACTGAATTTAACAACATTGCCACTGCCAGTGCCACTAAAGCTGACACTGCTAGTCCTACTTTCACAGGTACTGTAACAGCCGCTACCGTGAACGTCACAGGTACACTGACGGCTGACACAATTACTGGAGGATCGTACTAATGAGTAACGGTTTTTTTACAAGCGGAAGCACAGGGACTACTCCTAACTATAACCCTGTTCCTAATGTACTTACAAACACTAGCCCTAATCCTGTAGACGCTTCTTTTGCAGCATCAAACGCAGTGAACAACATGGCTCCTACTTCTACTTCTGGTTTTGATTTAGGCGGCTTGCTACGAGCAGGTGGTGAGTTTTACTTAGGACAAGAAAACATTGCAGGGGCGCAACAGTTAGGCCGCGAGGCTCAACAAGCTGCTCAAGTTTTAGGTGAGCAAGCAGTAGCGGGTACAGAGTTTAGACCCTACACTGTTACTAGTGACTTGGCTAACATAACTACCACTCCTGAAGGTGGCTTTGCTATTGGTTTATCTCCTGAGCAACAAGCGGCACAACAGCAACTACAGCAACAAGCTACAGGGTTGTTTGGTCAGGTAGGTGCAGACCCTACTACAGCACAGGCACAGTTGTTTGAGCAAATGAGAGCCGTACAGCGTCCTGAAGAGGAACGTCAGCGTCTAGCATTGGAAGAGCGTCTACTGTCACAAGGCCGCTTAGGGTTGTCCTCTGCCGCCTATGGTGGTGCTTCCCCTGAGTTACTAGCTCAAGAGACTGCACGACAGGAAGCTATGGCACGAGCTAACTTAGGTGCTAGACAGCAAGCAATGGCTGAACAGTCACAAGCTGCTCAACTAGGCGGTATGCTACAGGCCGCAGGTTATCAGCCACAACAACAAGCATTAGGACTATTGACAGCTAGTCAAGTTCCCGCAGGGTTTGCAGACATTGGCCGCAGAACTGGTACAGAGTTGGCTACACAGATGGGCTTAGGTGGATTAGAGTCTAGGCTACAGGCTGAAGACTTAGCTAACCGTTTACAGTTACAGCAAGGTGCTTCTATATTAGATTCGTTATTAGGTAGAGAAGCTACTATGCAAGAGCAGCTTATTAATAGAATACTTGATAAAGATGCACCTGCACTAGAAGGCTCTACTGGTTTACTTACTAGTGGCGTTGATTGGTTAGCGGGACAGTTTGGATTCGGAGGAGGAAGCTAATGGCTAGACAAGATATTGCAGGACTCCTTACGGGAATCTCAAGTCAACGTCCTGACCCTATGGGTATGGGAGGCAACGCTGCACAACAGCGGTTAGCCTTTGGCGCACAACGAGCAGAGGGTATGCGTAGAGGTTTAATGGGAGCAATGGGTAAAGACCCACGCTCTACTGCTGAACAACTACAGATGGCTATGGCTCAGTTAGACCTGAGTAATCCTAATGATCTGCGTAAGGTTGCGCAGTTACAACAGGCTACTGGTGATTTAACAGGGGCAGCTAAGACTGCTGCGGCTATACGTGAGTTGTCAGTAGAGGGAAACACAAGGACAGCAATAGCAGAGGCTTTAGTTAAATTAGGTGATCCTGATAATGCTCAGAGAGTGATGGATAAGACACTTCCTTTAGCGCAAGGACAACAAATAGTTATGGCCTTAGAGCGTGACGCTAGAGACTTAGAAGCTAAAAGACTTAAAGCAGAAGCTGAACTACCTGCTACTATTAAAACACAAAGAAGATTATTACAAGGTCAAGGCGTTCCTGATGACCACCCTATCTATGCTGAAGTAGAAGCAGGAGATTATGGAGATACTACCACTACAGAGTTTAACACCATAGCCAAGTCTCTTGTTCCTGACCCTAACGTAACACGAGATAGTTCTACAAAATATGTGTTACCTTCTGGTGAAACAGTATGGGCTGCTGAAACTAAAATAGGTAAACAACCAAAAGAGCTTATGTACTCTTCAGGTGTAAACGCTGACGGAAGTACAAAGTACATTGCTCTACCTACAGACGCTAAAAAATATACAGATGAAACTAAAGCAGGAGTAACAATCACTAGACAAGATTCTGAAGATGCGCTGTTTCAATTACTGAATGCAGGTAATCGTGCAGGTTATGATAACTCTGCCTTTAATAACTTAACGCCTTACGAACAAGAGCAGTTAGCTGATAATGTCGCTGCAAGAACAAATGAAATAGTAAAAAAAGATGGACTCAACGAACCTGAAGCTAGAAAACAAGCTGTTCAAGAACTGTATATTAACAGGATTGAAGAAACTCCCAAAGAGGAGCGTAGTATTTTGAAGGGAGATATTTATCGTTTAAAACCTGCCCCTGAAAGTAAGGGAGGTTTAGACCCTGAAGAAACTGCGGCAGGAGTAGCTGCGGGTACTCAACAGCCTTTAGGAGAAGGAGAGGTAGTTGAAGGAACTATCATAGCGGACAGACAAGGTAATAGAAAAATTTTACGTAACGGACAATGGGTGTCTCTATAATGAAAGTACCTGAAGGTTTTACAGTTGTTGAAACTCCTGTTTCTAAGTCTTCTATTATACCTGAAGGTTTTACAGTTGTTGAAACCCCTACAGAAGCAACTCCATATGTCACAGAGGAAGGCAGTCAACGTCCTTTGGAGTTCGCGCCTTTCTTAATGCTTGAACCTTTACGTAGACTAGGTGATTGGATAGGCGTTACGGATACTCCAGACTACAGGGAAACCCCATCAGGTGAAAGAATTACCCGCATAGACGAGATGGCTGCTGCTTGGGATCAAGGGTCTGAGGTCATAGGTAGATTAAGCAGAGCAACCGAAGCCTTTGCGCCTACTTCTGTGTGGGTAGACGCTGAAGATAACATACTAGGGCCAGTAGATTCTCCTAGCTCCACAGCTTACGGCACGTTAGAAGGTGCTAGGTTGATGCACCCCCGTGAAAGGTTTGGTGATGCCTTCATGGACACCATGTCCTATCAAGAAAGAATACAACACATAGAAAAACTAAGAGTTTCTGAAGCACAGGAAAGACATGCTGATACTTTAGCTGTTCAATCTCAAATAGGTAAAGATGTTACATCAGACACTATAGGTAGCGTAGGTGCTGAATTAGGCTCACTCACTACTGCAATACCTATTGGCCGCGCTCTTACAACTATGGTAGGTAGTGGAGCAGCTATCTCTGGTTCTTCTGAACTAACGAGACAGATAACTTCAGGAAATTATGACGTAAAAACATTAGGTCTTCACACAGCAGCAGGGGCTTTACTTACGCCTCCTTTAGCTGCGCCAATAAGAACCACTAAAGCTGTGGCTGAGAAAACCAAAAACACAGTCAACTACGTAACAAATAAAACCAAAGCTATTGCTTCTAAAACAGGATCTACTAAAGCTGCTAACTCTGTTGTTGCTAAAATGAATGATAAGATAGCTGACAAAGTTGTGGCTAATGTTCCTGAAGAAGAGATAATACCTACTGTTTTAAAAGAGATGGGTCTAAAGAACAAGGACGCTTTAGTAGTTTATAATAATTCTACTTTAGGCGCACCTATAATACCTACGTTAGATGACGCTGCTAAAGTAGTAGCTGCCCGTAATAATCCTTTAGCTTCTACTACTATGATAGGTAAGGCTTGGGATGAGCTTGCGGCTCCCTTACAGCAGGTTATTAAATTAAATAGCCAACGTGTTGGTAACTTAATGCGTGAGTATGAATTTAGATCAGCAGTAAATACGGCTAATACTCAAACTAAGACTCAACCTTTTTTAAAATACACTACAAGATTAATTAAGAAAGAAAAGAATCCAGAGATTAAAGCTAAGTATCTTGACTTTCAAGACGCTTTAAATAATGGTCAGTTTAAGACAGCACTTAAGATAGCGGATGAAAACTTTCCTGAATTAACTAAGCAGTTTAAAATTAAAAACGCACAAGGTGTAGAAAAGAATGGCCCAATAGTTGAACTTCTTGATGACATTCATAAGAGAGCGTTAGCTTCTGGCATGAAGATAGGAAGAAGAGTCAACTTTTTCCCTCGTGTGATTAAAGATCTGCAAGGTATTCAAGAAGCGGTAGGCACTGCGGGAGTGTCCGTAGCAGATAGAGCATTAGCAAAGATCGCGAAGAAGAAAGAGGTAGAAGTAAATGAGCTTGATGATAGTGTAGTATCAGATGTCTACAATCGTATTTTGGCAGGTAGTAAAACAGGACTACCCACTAAAAGAACAGAGGCTTCTCGTACTATCCAAGAAGTAACCCCTAAGCTGCGAGAGTTTTATCACGATGCTCCTACAGCTTTGACTATCTATACTCAACGTATGGAGAGAGAGATAGCTAAACGTCAGTTCTTTAACCAACAGAACTCTTTAAAGAAAGTCAAAGGTACAGACACTGTAGACTTAAGTGAAAGCATTGGTGAGATGTTAGCTCAGATGAGAGCAAAGGGTGAACTCAACCATACACAAGAAGATAACTTAAGGGCTTTACTTACTGCTCGTTTTGACGGTGGCGAAAGAGCCATGAACAGGACACTAGCTTCTGTTAGAGATATACAAAACATGGCACTGCTTGCTAACTTTAGATCAGCCTTAATACAGTTAGCTGACGTAGGTAGTTCTGTATATGTCAACGGATTAGGAAACACAATTAAAGAAATAGCGACAGGAATAAAAGGCTCTAGAGTTCAACCAGAAGATTTAGGTCTTCTGAACCGCACCTCTATAGAGTTCGGCAACGTGGATGGTTTCAGTAAGGCTCTTGATGCGACCATGAAAGGATCGCTATTTACTAAGATTGATAGAAGCGGTAAACGTATCTTCATTAATTCTTCCTATAATAAATATCAAAAACTAGCTGAAAAGAACCCTTCTGCTTTTATAAAGAAATGGGATGAAGTGTTTGGAGATGAGACTGTTAAACTGATGGAGTCTCTGAAGAAAGGCGAAGTAAATGACAACGTAAAGCTCATGCTTTGGAACGAGTTGTCGGAAGTTCAGCCTATCTCTTTATCAGAGATGCCTAAAGCCTACTTAGAGGTTCCTAACGGGCGTATTTTTTACGCTATGAAATCTTACATGCTTAAGCAGTTAGGCTTAGTTAGAAAAGATATTGTCAATGAATACAGGAAAGGAAACAAACAAGAAGCTTTAGTCAACGCTACTCGTTATGCTTTAATCATGGGGACGGCTAACGCTACTGTACAAGACGTAAGAAACTACGTTAAGTCAGGCTTTGATACAGAAGGCATGGCTGTAGATTTTACAGACGCTTCTACATTTGCAGACACAGCTTCAGACGCTTGGGTACAGGCACTTATGGATATTGTATTCTTAAGTAAGTACCAAAGGGAACGTCACTTAGCAAACGGAGAGTATGGTGAATTTATAAAATCTCAACTAACTCCTGCAAGTTTAGGTTTGGTTGATATGGTAGGTAAAGCAGCTATGGAACTAGCTGACGATGAAGAACAAGACTACGATGCAGTTAAAAAGGTAGTAACTAAACTTCCTGTTCTTGGTCAAGACATATACACCTTTATGTTAGGCGGTGCTGAAAAAACTATAGAAAAGAAAAGAGAACAAGAAGAACAGCAAAGAAGGAAAGATCGTTTGAAAAGAGCGATGCAATAAAAAAGGGGGCGTAATGCCCCCAAGTTGTAACATGTTATATCTAAACTATCTCACATGCGCCACCTACACACGCTAACTCCTGACTCCCTGTCGTGTTATCCTCTTTCTCAAAGTGTTCCAGATCATCCCAGTTCACCCCCTCTGGCATAGCCGCAAGTAACTCCTCGTACTTCTCAGCGTCTATGTCCTCATACGGAGCTTGTTGATATACATGATCGCTATACGGCAACAGACTAATACCACTACACAGATCAAAGTTATTCCATATCCACTGTGCTACTTCCAAGAACTCATCGTCTGTATAGTAAACAGTAATGCTTGGTTTATGTTCACACCACCCATTCTGGTAGGCTTTCCACAGCTTTAACTGCTCCATAGCACCCACCTGTTTAACCGTGGTACAACCCTCTGGAGACTTGACAGGGAAGCTGTACACCAGTGACGCTTGGCTCATCAGGTCTTGCTCTACTGGGAATCCCGTCGCTGACATAAACTGTGCAAGCGGGTCTTTCTTGTCGCTACGCACTCTGCGAATGTAATGCTCAGAGAAGCGAGGATGGATACCACTAGCACTATCAACAAGCTGAGATACTGTACCGCTAGGCTTAACACAAGTAATAGCCGCAGACTGATTAATTCCAAGTTTAGTAGCCCACTTCTCATTAGTCTTAATAGCAACGTCACGTATCTGTCCAAGCCACTTCTCCAAGTCAGGTGAATCTCCTTTGCTCAATAGGTAGTGATCCATAATCCCTGTCATGCTCACGCCTAGCAATGCCTCCTCTTCCGTATTTCTCTTCCACACATTCCGTAAGTACCGGAAGTCTGTCAACGTAGCCTGTAGTGTACCAATGATAGCCGCTGCTTCACACTTTCTTTTTAACGAAGCTAGGTCATCGTCAGCACGAACAACAATCTCTGACAAGTTACAGAACTGATTACTGCGTAGGATAATCTCAGAGCAAGGGTTAGTACCAAAGTCCTGCTCAGGGTCACGCCTACCGTTACGTCCTGCAATCTTCTGTGCCGCCACTCGACTGAAGATACCACGCTCTCCTGCCTTAGACTCGTACATGTTCTGCATCTCTGCAAGGAATGACTCAAAGTCTGGCTTCTCAGTGTACGCTACGCTGTTGTTAGCAAGCCTACGCTGTCCTTCTGTGTCCCACCAGTTACCGTTCTTAGCCTTAGCCATACGTGGATCTGACAGGTTAGACAGGCTAATCAGGGCTGACCTACGCACACCCCCGACTACTACGATGTCAGCAATCTTACAGCATACATCATGGCACTCAATGGATGTCAGCTTGCGTCCTGCGGCCTTCTGGAAGATACCTACGCAGAAGTGAAACAAATCATCAAGAGGCTCTGGCCCACTGGCTCGACCACCGAATGTCTTGAGTCTAGCCCCTGACTCCCGTATCTTACTCATGTCCCACTTAGGTATCTTACCTGCGTACAGCAGACTGATAAGCTCACGGAATGCAGATGCCCAACCTATCTTACTGTCAGCTACTACGATCACACTGTCAGTCTTGTGGAATGTCTCAGCAACGATAGGGAGCTTGTTGATGAAGTTACGTTCAACACTAAAGCCTACACCTGTGCCGCACATCAGTACATACATAAGCTCGTCAAAGCTACGTGGTGAATCAATGTGTAGGTAGCTACAGTTAAACCCTGCTACGTTATCCTTGTTCAGTGCCTCACCTGCTGTCATCATACAGCGCATACTAGGCATGACCTCTAGGTTAAAGATAGCATTGAATAACTTAAGTGCTTCCTTATCGTTTATCTGTCCACGGTCTTTCCAGAAGTCTACGTATCTGTTGACTGTCTCATCCCAACGCTCTCGTCTGCCTTCCTCTGGTAGCCAACGTGCGTACCTGCTCTTGTGTATAAACTGTTGATACTGATCCACTAGTTATTCTCCTCTGTCACTATTGCTGTTAGTTTGGTTAAGTACCAACCTGCTTTCTGTAAGTCCTGCACCTGCTTACCCTTGTAGTCATACCTCCACAAATATTTCATGCAGTTGCCCTTGAGATAGCCTTTGAATGCAACACTGGACATGGACTCTCGTATTGCATCAATACACTCTATCTCACCTGTGTTGTAATGGCTTGGGTTATTCACTGGGTCTAACTCTTTAGCTTCTTCCTCAGCAGGTTTAGCCCAATGCTCTAGTCCTGTCTTGGTCACTCTGTCCCACTCAGCGGGGCTTACGTCATTCAGTCTCATCATCAAAGTCCTCTGCTATTCTGTCAAAGTTTCTAATTATCCTACGTTCAAATGCCTCTACTAAATCGTATGTCGTGATTGATAATAATTCACAAGTCAACTCTTCATCCAGATGCAATACTAATTTCTCTTTAAGCTCCTCTAGTGTCATAGCCATTATACTTTCTTCCTTTTAATATAACGTGTTAGTTCTTTGGCAGTCTCAATGGTGAAGTGTTTGAATCCTTCTTTGTCACACCACTCTCCCATTGTTATCTTGCCGCCCTTGCGTACCTTCTTGCTAGGGTTTGACAACACAAAGACTAACTCCCACTCTGGCATTGAGTCTCGTATGGCGGTATACTTCTGAGTATCACCGACCCTAAAGAAACCTTTGCACTCTATCAGTATTGCCTTATCCTCGTGAACAAAGTCCGGTAGGTACTTCTTGTGTACTGTGTAAGGTAAATCATAAGGCTCAAACTTGTACTGTCCGTCTAGCTTCTCTGATAAATCCTTCTCAAGTCCTGATCTAAAAGCCCGTTTCATCTAGCGTGATCTCCTCTACTCTTGGTTCGTTGACTACATTGACTAAGAACTTAGGGCCAAATGAATACTTGAACACCCTCATGTTAGGATAGCAATGCTCTTTAAACTGACAGTAAGAACAACCTATCGCTAACTTCATGTTGCCTGACTTGCCATCAGGTACTGGGTCATAACAATACTCTGTTGGCTCATCTCCCTCAACAAGCTGCTTGATGTGCTTGACTCTATCAACAATAGGCTCCTTGAGTTTCTCACTGTCTGTGTTCTCAAGATCATACTTAAGATAAGTCAAGTGACCATTGGCTTTATCCATAGTCAGCCAACCTACCTTTGTCTCACCACAAGCGTGGGCGTAGGCTTTGATCTGATCTATGTAACCAAAGGAATCATCATCAACTAGGCTACCATCCTTGAACTTCTTAAACCCAAAGCTACTAGCAGACTTAACGTCAGTCACTACACCGTCTATCTTACAGTCCATGTGACCAACTACA